TAACTATGAAGTTTTTAATCATTGATCAGCTTGGCTTTGGTGTTGACTTAGCTATCCGTGCTAAAGCGTATGGTCACACTGTACGTGTGTATATGCGTAACAACAACGATGGTACTCGCTGTGAAAATGGTGATGGAATGATTGATAAAGTAACAGACTGGGAAACCCACATGAACTGGGCAGACCTAATCTTTGTTACTGATAACATCATGTTTATTCACAGGTTAGAAAGCTATCGTAAAAAAGGCTATCCTATCTTTGGATGTAACTCTGAAGGTCAGCGCTGGGAACAGGATCGGGAGTATGGCTCTGCTGTGTTTGAAAGAGCAGACATTGCTACTATCCCCATGCAAAAGTTTAAGAAGTACGAAGACGCTATTGCGCTAGTACTTGCTAATAAAAACAAACGTTATGTTTCTAAACCTGTAGGTGATGGAGATAAGTCTCTAAGCTACTGCTCTAAAGACTGGCGTGACATGGTGTTCATGTTGAATAAGTGGAAAAAAATAAACGCCTATGATGGTGAGTTTGTTCTTCAAGAGTTTCACGCTGGTTGTGAGATGGCTGTTGGTGGTTGGTTTGGTCTTGCTGGTTTCTCTAAGTGGTACTTAGAAAATTGGGAGTTTAAAAAGCTAATGTCTGGTGACTATGGTCCTGCTACTGGTGAACAGGGAACTGTTCTTAGGTATACCCAGAAAAGTCTGCTTGCTGACAAGGTTCTTAAGCCTCTAGAAGACTTCTTACATGGCATTGGTTACTCTGGTTACATTGATGTTAACTGCATCATTGATGACAAAGGTATGCCCTGGCCTTTAGAGTTTACTACTCGTCCTGGTTGGCCTTTGTTTCAAATTCAACAAGCTCTTCACATTGGGGACCCTATTGAGTGGATGCTTGATTCGCTCAATGGTAAAGACACACTAAAGGTTAAAGAAGATTTAGCTGTAGGCATTGTTGTTTCTCAACCTGACTACCCCTATAACAGCATTACCAAAAAAGAAAACACTGGCTATCCAATCTTTGATATGTGTGAAGAGGATGGTACTAAGAACATTCACTTCTCAGAAGTTAAGACTGGGTATAGTCCTGATGAGAAAGGCAACAACAAAGAGCCTTGCTTGGTTACTTGTGGCAGTTATGTGCTAACTGTTTCTGGTTTAGGCAAAACTGTTTACGATGCTCATTGTGCTGCTTACAAAAACTACAAAAAGAAAGTCAACATGATCAACTCTCCTATGGTTAGAGATGACATTGGTAAAAAGCTTGAAGAGATGCTTCCTATTCTTAAAAAGAATGGATACTGTAAAGATGTTGTTTACTGTTAACAGTCATGGCTAAACCTTCTACTCCTATTCCTCCAGATAAAATTGGGGAAAACTTTGCCTGGAGAGATTGGTTTCAAAGGCTTAGTGATAAAGTTTTTGGGTCTATGTCAGCCCAAGACTCTAATGCTGTTAGCATTACTGGTGGAAACATTGATGGTACACCTATTGGTGTTACAACTGCTTCTACAGGACACTTTACAACTTTATCTTTAGACACTGCTTTAGGTGCAATTTATGGTGGTACAGGACAATCATCTGTAGCTATTGGAAACATCCTATATGGATCAGCAGTAAATACTTGGTCTAAACTAACAATAGGTAGTACAGGGCAAGTATTGCGTGTAACAGCAGGAATACCTGCTTGGGGTGCTGATTACGTAGGAACTGTTACTAGTGTAGGACTAGCTTTGCCTTCGCAATTTGCTATTAGTAACTCTCCTGTTACTAGTTCTGGAACTCTTACTGCTGCTTGGAATACTCAGACTGCTACATATGTACTTGCTGGACCTACTACTGGTGCTGCTGCTGCTCCTACATTTCGTGCTTTAGCATCAACTGACATACCTGCTTTATCTTATGCTCCACAAACAAGTGGAACATCTATTCTTTATGGCAACGGAACTGGCGGTTTTAGTAACGTAACTATTGGTTCAGGCGTTAGTTTTGTTGCTGGAACGTTGTCTGCCACAGGATCAGGCGGTACTATTACATCTGTAACAGGTACAGCCCCAGTTGCTTCTTCTGGTGGTACAACTCCTATTATTAGTATGGCAGCAGCTACTACTTCTGTAGATGGTTATCTTACTAAAACTGACTGGGCTACATTTAATGGTAAACAAGCTGCTTATACCAACCTAACTACTGTTGGTTCTTTAGTTAATGCTACAGGTTGGTTGTACAACAATGGCAGTGGTACATTCTCGTACTCTACTCCGTCTAAAACTGACGTTGGATTAAGCAGTGTTACTAACGATGCTCAAACCAAAGCATCTGTTGTTCCTAACACAGTTCCTAGTGCTGGACAGTTGTTAGTAGGCAATGCTGGTGGCACTGCTTATGCTGCTGCAAGTATGTCTGGTGATGCTACTATTGCTAGTACTGGTGTTATTACTGTTAGTAAATTTGGTGGCACTGCTTTTGGTACAGCAGCAGGTTATGCAGCTAGTTCTTTTCAAGCTTCTGGTACATACGTTACATCTGTTACGGGTACTGCGCCTGTAGTGTCAAGCGGGGGTACAACTCCAGTCATTAGCATGGCTGCTGCTACCTCTAGTGTTAATGGGTATTTAACTTCAACTGATTGGTCTACGTTTAACAACAAACAATCTGTAGCTGCTCCTGTTACCAAGACTGCTGACTTTACTGTTGCTGCTACTGATCTTTGGTTAATCAACAACAAATCTGGTTCAACTTGCACAGTTACTTTACCAACAGCATCTAGTTATTCTGGTCGAGTACTGCACTTTCAAAACTATCAAACTCAAACAGTTGTTTCTGCTACTAGTAACGTTGTGGCTATTACAGGCGGTGCTGCTGGAACATCAATTCTATTGGCTAGTTCTGGGGATCAATGTACATTGGTATCTGATGGAACTAATTGGTTAATGACTCAATACATATCTAACAACAACCTGCTTTTGGAATAATAAGATGAAGTTTTCTAACAAAAGTTTTATACAGCTTTACAAACAATTGCCAGAGTTTAGAGCTAAGCCTTACTTAGATTCTGATGGTAACAAGTTGATTGGATATGGGCATAAAATAACACCTGGTGATGGTGTTGCTAGTAACGACACAATTAACAAGTTTAAAGCTTTGTCATTGTTGTTAGATGACTTAGAAAGTATTTCTGATCTTGTAAATAAATCTGTTCCTAGTATCACAAACCAAAATGAGTTTGATGCTGTAGTTATGTCTATCTACACTGAGAGTGTAGAAACTAAGGCAGAGGAGGTCTAAAATTGATCCCCTTACTCTCCTTGCAATGGCAAACGGATGTGTCGCAGCAATCCGCAAAGGCTGTGAACTTTACAAGGAAGTCAAAGGAACAGTTGCTGAAGCCAAGAAGACCGTCAAAGAAGTCCAGGCTATTGCAAAAGAAGTTGGTGGATTCTTTGGGTGGTTTAAAAAGAAAAAGACTAGTCCTACAGCCCCTGTTACTCAAACTAAACCAAAAAAAGTTGAAGCCGAAGTCTGGGATGAAGGTAGAGTTGTGGCTGATTTGGCAACAAATCTGGGTCAGTTCTTTAAGGTTCAGCAACAGCTTGCAGACCACATTCGAGAAGAAGAAGAAAAGTCTAAGACTGTTTATGACCCAAATCAGAACATCATGGAGTCGGCGCTAAACAGGGAACTTGCCAAGACCCAGTTTGAGAAGTTAGCCAAAGAGATTCGTGAGATTATGGTGTATCAGTCACCCCCAGAGTTGGGGAACTTGTATACCAGGGTCAATGCAATGAGAGTACAGATCATTGAAGAACAAGAAGAAGCAAGATTGGCCCAAGAGAAGAAACAACGAGAGGTTGAATGGCAACGAAGAAAGGTAATCAGCGCAATCCAAGACAAGGCAATCTACGGGGTAGCCTGTTTAGTGTTCGTCCTATACCTGATCCTGTTCTTCAGCCTCCTAGTGATGGATCGAAAGGTAAGATGGGGTTTCTAGTCGCATTAGTTGCTATGGTG